AGCTCCTGCCCGAAGAAACCATTCGCCGAATGTCGTCGTATTTCGCGCGCCATGAGGTAGACAAGAAGGGACAAGGCTTCAGTCCCGGAGAACCGGGATTCCCGTCGGCGGGTCGAATTGCTTGGGCACTATGGGGTGGAGACCCCGGCCAGTCATTCGTGGAAACGATTACCACTCGGCTCGACAAGAAAGAAGGACGCGCCATGCCGCTAGAAATCAGAACCAAGACCAACGCCATCGAATGCCGTGAATGCGAAACCAAGGGCATTCTCCGCGGCTACGCCTCCACGTTTGACGAGCCGTACGACATGGGTCGCTTCAATGAGGTCATCGCCGCCAAGGCGTTTACGCGCACCCTCAGCGAGCAGCCTGACATCCTCGCCCTCGTCAACCATGACAGCAGCAAGCCGCTCGCTCGGACGACTACGGGCTCGATGCGACTGATTGAGGACAAGCGCGGGCTCGCCGTGGAAATCAATCCAATCTCCACCACATACGCCGCCGACCTGATGGAAGCCGTCCGGTCTGGCGTTGTGAATGCCATGAGTTTCGGGTTTAACGTCCGCGCTGATCGGTTTGAGAAGCGAGACGGCAAAGTCACCCGAATCATTGAAGACGTCGACCTGCATGAAGTATCCATCGTGTCCTTCCCTGCCAACCCAGCAACCTCCGTACAAGTCGACATCCGCAGTTTCGAGGCTTGGCACCGGGCGCAATCTCCAAAGCGCCGGACCTTCCTGATGCTGCCCGAGGCTTGACCTGCACAAGTCCTAACCATAGGCTCCCCACATGCTCGATGAAGCTGATATGAATCTCCCGAAGGGTCTGACCGCCGAGGACGTCGACCACCTCGCGCGTAAGCACCTTGTCCATGGTGAGGCTCGCATGGGCCACGCGGAACTGCGTGCGCTCGGCGAGCAGTCGCAAGGCACTGGCGGCAACGCCAACATCGCGCAAGGCTTCTACCTCGCGCCGTCCAAGTTCTCCAGCGAGTGCGTCTATCGCATTCGTTCATTGAATCCGTTCCGCGCCGGCGGCGCTCGCGTGTTCAAAGACTGCGGATACAGCTTGACGGTTCCAGTAGTTGCTACAGACATCGACGCAACTATTCAAGTTCGTAGCGACGTCACTGGAACCGGTGGAGATGGCGGCATCGCTATGACTGAATATAGCGCTACGCCAAAGTTTGGATTGCCATCGCGCTCAAGCGTCGATCCGCCGCCAACAGTCAACATCCTGTATCCAAAGCCTCGATACGTTTATATTCGTGTGAGCCGTGAATTGCTTGAAGACACAAGCGAAAACAACGGCGTCGCGCTCGAAAAACTTCTCGGCAACATGGCTGCACAAGCATTTGTCGAAAGAGAAATGACTGATCTGATTCGAGGCAATGGAACTACAGACGTCACCACAGATCGAATCATGGGCATCATCCCGCAGCTAGCCGCATGCCTCCGATCGTCAGCCGCATTGGGAACAGTCGCCGGAAGTATTACTTCTACAAAACTCTCGCTCGTTCTTGAAACGCTTTCCAGCGGTCGATTTGCTCGAGCCATTTGGATGATGCATCCACGCATGTTGGGGATATTCAACGCGACCGTCGATGCGTTCTTCTATTCAAATGCAACCTCGACCGATGCTGATGGCAATCACCATACGTGTATGAGCCTGTTTGGCCGTCCGCTCTATGCCGAGCCTCAGATGCTAGTTACTGCCGGGCTTACCGCCGGAACTAGACCTGGAATGGTGATTGACCCTTCTGCCGTAGTCATCGCTGAATCGGGTCCACCGGTTGCGCTGCGTCGGCTTGATGAACTCGGAGCAGGGACGAACGAAGTGCTTTTCCAAGCCGTCCGTCGCTACGACACGTGCCTAGCGGACGTCACTGCCGCTACCGCGCTTTTACTGTAACTCTCAACCACAACCATCACAAGGAAACTACATGGATTCGAACAAGCCAGAAACTCCCGTCCCTGCTCTGCCCACTGAAGGAGGAGATCAGTACCGTGGTCTCGTCGACGAAATGGGCAAGCTCTACGAGCGCATGCGCGCCATGATTCAGAAGGCCAACGCTGCCGGCGAAATGGATTCCGAGGAAGAGGAAGAACTCGCCCGCATGCAGAAGAAGTACGACCAACTCCGCGCACTGCGCGACAAGAATGCGACCCTGACCCGTATGAGCATCGAACACCGCGACAGCACTCCGTCCGTTTACACCCGCACCACTGCAACCAACGCAGTCAAGCAGGGCGTCGATTCAGAGGAATACCGCGACGCGTTCTCGTCGTATCTCAAGAACCCGCGCAACATGTCCGACATGGAACGTCGTGCGCTCAATGAGGGAACACCTGCAGATGGTGGTTACCTGCCGAGCCAAGACTTCTATAACAAGCTCATCAAGGTGCTTGAGCAGCAAGTGATCTTCCGCCAGGTTGCAAACGTCATGAACCTCGGTGCGTTCAAGACCAACATCGCAATCGAGTCATCGATCGCTACCGCTGCTTGGGGCGCTGAAGCTGCATCAATCACCGAAACTACCCCGCAGTTCGGACAGTTGATTCTGACGCCTCGCCGTCTTGCAGCAATCACCAAGGCAAGTATCGAACTGATTGAGGACGCGCCAGCACGTGGGCCGGGCTTCTCGGTTGAGTCAATCCTCGCGGACCAGTTCGCGCGCGCCTTCGCTCTTGCAGAAGAAGAAGCATTCTGCACGGGTACCGCCGCCAACAACAAGCCAGTCGGCATCTTCACCTACACCAGCTCGGGTATCTCTGACGGCAAAACCGCTGCGCTCGCATCGGCTTTCACCGCCAACGAACTGATCGATTTCGTTTACTCGCTGCCGCGTCAATACCGAAACTCGCCAACCGTTGCCATCATCACAAGTGATGCAACGCTCGGCGCAATTCGCAAGCTCGCAAGTCCCGGAAGCAATACGTTCCTCTCCTACTTGTGGCAGCCGTCGTTCGTGCTCGGCGAGCCTGATCGTCTCGCGGGTATCCCGATCTACGCAACTCAGTACGCGCCCGCCATTGCGGTAAGTGCACGCGTCGCCGTGATCGGTGACTTCTCGCGCTACCACATCGGCACGCGTTCGGGTATGAGTGTCAAGGTGTTGCGCGAGCTCTACGCCGGCAACGGACAAATCGGCTTCCAGGCAGTCAGTCGCCTCGACGCCGGCGCGTCTGTGTACGACGCGTTCCGATACTTGCGCATGGGTACGTCGGGTTAAGTCACTGCATCATCTTCTCGCCAAGAGGGGCGAGGTCCGCCCGGGCCTCGCCCCTCTTGCATAAGGACAACCGCATGAAAGTTCGAATCATTCAAGGGCTCGCCGGAGCCGTCAACAGTTACAACGCCGGAGACGTCGTCGACTTCCCCGATGACATCGCCCAGCGTTTGATTGATGCAGAGATCGCCATCGCCGAAGTCGAAGAAGGCAAGCGTGAGCGCACCACCAAGACAGTCACCTCACGCGCCGTGAAGGAATAAACATGCTTCTGATAGACGGAGCCAGTTACCTGTCGAATGCGCAGATCAGTGCGCCAGCAGCGGAGCCCGTCACCGTTGCCGAGGCGAAGCTGCACTCCCGTATTGACGGGAATACAGATGATGCTGTCATCACTTCGCAACTACTGGCGGCACGTGAATATATCGAGGCTCTCATCAAGGGACCGCTGATGCAGCGCTCCTATCGGCTGCGCCTCGATCGCTTCCCATCAGGAAACACGTTGATGGTTCCCGGATTTCCAGTGGTAAGCGTTACCGCCATTCGATACATCGACGGAGCCGGAACGCAGCAGACAATGAGCAACGCGCTCTACGCGCTGAACGCCGATCAAAGTCCCTGCCGTATCGCTCTCAACCGATCTGCAAATGCATGGCCAACCGTCTACAACATGGAAGGCGTTTGGTCGGTTGAAGTCGAATACATCGCGGGCTATGCCAATGCCGCCGCCGTTCCGCAAGCATTGAAGCAAGCAATGCTCTTGGTGTTTGGTCATTGGTTTGACAACGCAAGAGAGACCGCAAGCCCTGAGAATCTGCGTGAAGTTCCGCACGCTGTCGATACCCTCTGCAAGACATTCGTCAGGACAAGGTGGGTCGTATGATTCCTCGCAGTCTGCAAGCCGCTCGGCTCCAATTCATCGCAACTGTGAAGCGACCCGCAGCCGGTCAAGATGCAACCGGGCAGCCGCTTGTGACATTCACCGGAACCGATACCGTTCGCTGCGACATTCAAACATTGCAAGGCAATGAGGGACCATTTGCCGGAGGTCAGCAGTCAGTCGTGAGCCACAAGATCTTTGTCCGTGCCGGTTCAACAATCGACACCTCCTGCCGCTTGGCAGTTAACACCAAAGACTCCTCGCGAGTGTTCGACGTTGTCTCTATCACCGACCCCAACAACCTAAACCACTACAACGAAATATTCGCCAAGGAAGTTGTCCTGTGAGCAAGTTCGCTGCTAAGACAGTGGACGCATATCGCAAGGGGCTCAAGCTCGACCTCGGCAGTATTCGCGTGCAGATGAAAGGCGTTGAGGGTGTTGATGAACTCATCTCCGCGCTGAACGCTTTGCCTGGGCGTGCTCAAACCAACCTCTACAGGCGCGCCATTCGACCCGCGCTGACAGCAGTCGCAAAGGAAGCCAAGGCACTCGTCCACAACATCCCAGTGAACTCGGGGCTCGAAACCAGCGAAAGCAAAGGCGACGGCTCAATCCGTGACGACATCGCCCGCGCCATCAAGGTGAAGGTCGGCATTAAGTTGAAGAAGGGCGTGTATGGCAGCGTTGCCGTTCGATACCCCAAGCGAGCCAAGGGACAGAACAAGTTGGGCAACAAGGCCTCGCTCGCTCACATCATCGAGTTCGGCTTCACGCTGAAGGTCGCGTTCTATGGAAGGAAGCGAAAGCAGCCCGTCGAAATTGAAGGCTCTGAGTTCATGACCAGCGCATTCGAACGTATCTCGCCGCGCGCACGTCGCCTATTCCAAAGCGCCATGCAAGAACTCGTCCGCAATCCGGGCGTCGGCAAGAAGGAATTCGCAGCCAAGATGGAGGCCATCGTCTAATGCCCGCAAGCGTCATCGAGTCGGGGATATTCAATCGGCTGAGCACAGTCGCCGAAATCACGGCGCTCGTTCCTGCTGTTCGCATCACTCCGGACCGCCGCAATAAAGACGCCCCGCTCCCAGCCATCACCTACCGAATTGGTGGAGGCATGCCCATCAAGACGCTTCAAGGGGCGCACGCCAGCCTGACCCGTACAGACGTTGATATCACCGCCTACGGCACCACGCGCCTCGCTGTTCGCAACATCATCAACGCCTGTGCCGTTGCTTTCGATGGCTACTCCGGGTTAAATGCCGGAGTGACATTTGCCGGCGTCAACCTCGACTCGTTTGAGACGGCGTACTTCGAACCAGCAGCCGGTGAAAGCCAAGGCGTGTACGCCGCCATGCTCACCATCCGCTGCATGCATGTCACTCTGTAAGGACCACCACCATGGCAGCAAACGTATCGCAGGGCGCCGTTCTCAAGAAGACCGTATCTGGCACATTGACCGACCTCGGTGACATTACCGGGATCAGCATTGCCGGTATCACGCGCACCGAGATCGACGTCACCTCACTAGCTGACACCGCTAAGAAGTATCTAATGGGAACTACTGATGCGGGCACCATTGAAATCCAATTCAACTACGACGACACCCTGACAGTCGGCACGCTTTCAATGGTTCCGGGTGGAGCAAACGGAACAACACTCGAAACCGTTTCTGTGGTCTATCAAATTCGAGTGCCGTGCGGATACAACGCCTCAAATGTAGCGCAGTCGCAGGGCATCAACTTCAGCGCATTCCAGCAATCGTTCAGCGTCGAAGCCGCCGTTGATTCGCAGTTGACCGGAAGCCTCACGCTCCGCATTGACGGGCCAATCGCTTTCGCCAGTTGCATTCCGGGCTAACTTTCAAACCATCAACTAAGGAACTACCAACATGGCAGCAAACGTATCACAGGGCGCAAAACTACAGAAGACCATTTCATCTGTACTGACTGATATTGGTGACATTACAGGAATCAGTATCAGCGGAATCACGCGCACCGAAATCGACGTCACCTCACTGGCTGACACTGCAAAGAAGTATCTGATGGGTACAACTGATGCAGGAACCATCGAGGTCCAATTCAACTACGACGACACCTTGACAGTCGGCACCAGCTTGATGGTCCCGGGTGGTGCAAACGGTACAACGTTAGAAACTACTTCCCTTGCCTACAAGATCATTGTCCCGTGCGGCTACACCGTTGGAAATGTCGCAATGTTTCAAGGCATCACGTTCAATGCATTCATGCAATCCTTCAGCGTCGAGGCAGCCGTCGATTCGCAGCTGACCGGCTCGCTGACGCTCCGCATTGATGGAGCCATCGCTTTCGCCGCTTGCGCATAAACCACCAACCAAGGAACTACCAACATGGCAGCAAACGTATCACAAGGCTCTATCCTCAAAAAGGGTGCGACCACCATTGCCGACATCACCGGAATCAGTATCTCCGGTATCACGCGTGCAGAGATGGACACAACCTCCCTCGCCGACACCGCCAAGAAATTCCTAATGGGAACTACTGACGCGGGCACCATCGAAATCCAATTCAACTACGACGATGGCCTGAGTGCGTACATCCCAATCACAACCGAAAACGTCTCAGCGGCTTGGTCGATCACCGTGCCGTGCGGTGCAACTACTACGCAAGTGATTGGATTCAACTCGTACCAGCAATCGTTCAGCGTAGAAGCCGCTGTCGATTCGCAACTGACTGGGAGCCTCACGCTCCGTATCGACGGGGCGGTCACGTTCAACGCCTGTTCGTAGTTGCAAGTGGCGCCGAAATGGTTAGCATAGAGGGATGAGCAAGACATCCACTAGCCACGCAACGAAAGAGTCCATCCTCGCCCTCGCGGGCAGCACGCAGATCGAACGGATTGAGGTCGCTGAACTCAGCAGCCCGATCTACATCCGCGGCCTGTCCGCGAGGGAGCGAGACTCCTTCGAGGCTTCATGCATGCCGGGCAAAGGCAAGGCGCGCGCTCTCAACATGGAGAACATCCGCGCCCGTCTGTTGGTTCGGTCTATCTGCAACGAAGTCGGAGAGCGCCTCTTTCAAGATCAAGAAGCCGACGCGCTTGGCACTGTCCCCGCATCCGTTGTAGACAAGTTGTTCTCTGTCGCTCAACGTCTATCGGGGCTTTCAACCAACGACGTGGAGGAGCTCGCGGGAAACTGAAGCGCCGCCCCGGAAGACGATTCTGTTTCCGGCTCGCGGCACAGTTAGGGATGACCGTTGGCGAGTTGCTGTCGCGTATGTCCAGCGAGGAACTGACGGAGTGGATGGCGTACGACCAGCTCGAACCCATCGGCGCCTATCGGCTAGACATGGTTGGAGGCATCATCTCGTCCATACTTGCAAACCAGAACCGCAAGCGAGGAGCACAACCCTACAAGCCGCAAGACTTCATGCCATTCCTCGACAAGCCTGAAGTCGATCCAACAGACGCCGACGCAATTCGAGCCATGTTTGGCGCGCGCGCAATAGACGTATGAGATTGGAAACCATTACCACCGCGCCCACAAGGTAAACATCCACCATGGCAACCATCGGAAACCTGTTCGTGAAGATCGGCGCGGACGTCCAGCCAATGGTGAAATCCTTGGCAGACGCTCAAGGTCGCGTTGCTCAATGGGGCAAGAGTGTTGCCGGAGTTGCGACCGGAGTCGGTGGTGTCATCGCGTCAATCGTCCCGGGCGAAATGGGTGCAATGGCAAGCCGCGCCATGAGTGGCGTTCAAGGCCTGATGAACGTATTCCAAAGCGGGTCCAAACTCGCCGCCGTGTTCGGTGACGGGCTCGCCCTGCTCGCCAACCCGTTGGGGCTCATCGTTCTTGGAGCCGCCGCCGCCGGCGCCGCCGTGCTCGCGCTCGGAGCCATCATTGTCGGGATGACATTGAAGGCCGCCAAACTTGGAGACCGATTGAAGGAGACCGCTGATGAACTCGGCACCTCTGCCGAAGCGTTCCAAAAATTGGAATACATCGGCACCGCTGCGGGTGCCGGTCCCGAAGCAATCAAGCACTCGCTCACCAAGATGCAAATGGCGCTCGCGTCCGCAGCGGGTGGAAGCAAAGAGTCTGGCGAGGCATTCAAGAAGCTCGGGCTCGACCTCGAGAAACTTGGGAACATGGATCCATCGGCTGCGTTCCAAGCCGTCATATCCAAGATCCAAGAAATCCCCGCGCACGCCGACAAGGTCAAGGCGCTGCGTGACATCTTCGGACGCGGAGGAGCAGGGCTCGCCGGAATGGTCAAGCTCAGCGCTGATGAACTCGCTCAGCTCAACAAGGAAGCCGCAGCGTTCACCATCCGAGAGGGCAGCGTTCAAGCGCTCGCGTCCCTGCAAGACTCCGTAGATACGCTCGGCGTCGCGTTCGAGCGCCTGATGACCGAAGCATTCGCGCCGTTCGCGCCGATGATTCAGTCCATCACCGACTCGCTGAAAGAGATGCTTGCCATCAACGCCTCGGCGTTCTATGAAGGCATGACTGATCTCGCCAAGGCCATCGCGTTCGTTGTCGATGGCCTCACGCCAACAGTCTTGAATCTGATGGGCGTCTACAACATCCTGCAAGCCATCAGCGGATTTATCCGTGGCAAACTGTTGAACGTATTCGCCAACCTGCTCGACGTCATTGTCTCAATCGTCAAGGCTCTCAACCTGATTCCGGGCGTTGAAATTCCAACGGCAGGGCTTGAGAAATCTATTGATGCGCTGAAGCGTATTCGTGACAAGACGCTCGAAGGCGCATCAGAAGACGCAACTGAAGCAGGGACTCGATTCAGCCAAGCATTTGCCGCTGGCGTTGCCAACATGGCGGGGCAAGGCGCGCTCGCCAAGATGATCGAAGATTTCGAGAAGCAGCGCGCAACTGCAACGGCTGCCCCGTCCGGACAAGGCTTCAAGGTTGTAGACCAGGCTGAACTTGAGAAAGGCAAGGAACTCGAAACGCTGATGACCAAGCTTCGCGACGACGTCGCTGCAATCGGTCAATCGGAACAAGACGCGCTCCGCAGTCAGTTGGAGAAGTTGACCAAGGACGGCAAGGTCATCACTGAAGCGCTCGCCCTGCAGCAGAAGATCGTTGATGGGAAAGCAGCCAGCCAAAGGCAGCAAGAGCTAACCAAGACAATGGACGACCTCGCTCGCCGCAGTGAGGAACTCGGCAAGACTGAAATGGAACTCCTCGCCATTCAGATGAAGCGCTTGGGCGCAACGGACGAGCAAATCCTGCAAGCGCAGGGAATGCAAGCCGCCATGGAAATCAGACAGAGCGACCAGAAGAACGCTGCCGACCTGAGCAAGATGCTCAGCGACATATACAAGGGATGGGCAAACGTCAACCAAAGCGCAGAGGAACTTCTCGCCACGCAACTTCGTAGCCTCGGCGCAACTGAGCAGCAAATCGAAGGCGCGCTCAGCATGCAGCGTGATATTGAGTCATCCGCTAAGGTCGCCAAACAAGGCGAGGAAATCGGCAAGATCCTTGACGACCTCAGACGCGGTGCAGAAGAAATGGGGATGTCAGAGTCTGAACTCTTGCGCCGTCGCCTTGAAGCACTCCACGCAACAACTGATGAAATCAACGCCGCGCTCGGAAGCCTCCGCACCAAAGAAGTCGGAAGCATGTTGCAAGAGTTGGCAGACCAAGCCAAGAAGGCAACCATGTCAGAGCGTCAACTCCTCGAGGAGAAGTTGCGATCTGCCGGCGCAACGCAAGACGAAATTGCCAAGGGCCTCGCGCTTCAAGATCAAATCACTGACGCCAAGAAGAAAGACTCCAAGACCGGGCAAGCCGCCGGACCTGACACCATTGCTACAGCGCTCGGAAGTTTCAAGTTGCAAGGCATGACCAACACCATTGCAGTTGCCAAGCAGCAGCTCGATGCCGCCGAAGTTTCCAACGCCTATCTCGCAAGCATTGCAACCACCAACGCCGAAAGCGCAACCATGATGGCCGCCGCGTATCAAGGTGGAAAGCAGTCAACCGATACAAGCCTTGAGGCGCAATCAATCGACATCCTCAAGCGTATTGAAATCAACACTCGCGCTTTCGCAGGAGCACTCAGTTAATGGCGCCAACCATCACGCAAATTGTCAGAAGCTCATCCGAGTCGTACAACGTTGCGGGCGTATCAACGTGCACGGATGAAATAATTTTGTACTCGGATCAAGTGCTGACTTTTGGGCAAGTTTATGGCGAGCTGCCACAGGTCGGAATTGGAACCAAAACATCGGGCGCAAGTGTTGTAATGAAATGCAGCTCCGTTGCTTTAAGTGTTCTTGAAGATGCGCGTACATTTGCCTACTCGGCAACGGTTCAATACAGTTCCGAAACAACGGGATCCACATTCGTCGCACTTGACATGAACAGCACGGCGTTGATGGTAGACATCTGGCGAGCCAACGGAGGAGCACCGGCAAACCTCAACATACCGGGCAACTCAGACGTCGGAGGCACGGCAGTCGATCAAGGTGGTCAAGCCGTCTCGGCCATCATCCCCCAGCAAGAGTTGACAATCACCAACTTCCGAGCCGACAACAATGCCACCAATATCGTGCTCGCGCTAGGAAAAA